GGCCCCGTCATAATGGACGCGGCGATGGAGTTCTTCGGCCAGGCGTTGCAGGGTCTCGCAGAGATTGCCCCGCAGATTCTCAACGGCGTGCTCAACCTTGTGGTCGACATGATAGGCTACGTCATATCGCATGTGCCCAACATGCTCGAGGCCGTGGTCATGTTCATCGCGACCTTCGGCCAGGGCATCCAGGAGAAGGCTCCCGAATTCTTCGAGAAGCTAGTAACCATGGTGGCCGATGGCGTGAGCGCGGTGCTCGACTTCGCCAAGCCGTTCCTCGAAGCTGGCGCGAAGCTCTGGGGCGAGCTGATAGGCGGCATCATGTCGAAGCTGGACAGCATGCTGACCACCGTGAAGAATGGAATCCAAGATGCGGTCAGCGGCGTGCTCTCGTTCGTGGGCAATTTCCTGTCCGCTGGCGCGGAGCTTATAAACAACGTCATCGAAGGCGTGTCTGGGGTTATCGGCGGCATCGCGACCACCGTGAGCGGGGGCATCCAGGCGGCGGTCGATGCGGTCGGCAGCTTCGTCGGCGAGATGTGGAGCGCGGGCTGGAATGTCGTCCAGGGAATAATCGACGGCATCTGGGCGAACATCGGGAACGTCGCAAGCACGATTCTCGGCGGGTTCCGCGGCGCGGTCGATACGGTCAAGTCATTCCTCGGCATCGCGTCGCCGTCAAAGCTCTTTGCCGAAATCGGCAAGAACACGATGCTCGGCATGGCAGAGGGCATCGAGGACAACATGGCGAAGGCCGAGGATGCCATGAAAAGCGCGGCTGAAGATATATACGGCGCTGCATCTGGTACAGTGTCAATCGGGGCCTCTGCGGGCATTCTAGGGGCCTCTAACGGGCTTTACGGTGTCCCTGGCGTGAACATCTACGGCGACATCACAATCATGGCCGACAATCCAGACGAGTTCATGGACTGGCTGACGGCTACGGCGCGTCAAGCGCGTCGTCAATACGCATAAGGGGGGCGGCATGAGTTTTGTAGAAGTCAACTGCTATGGGCAGTACTGCCGCTTCGGAGTCCAGTGGAACGAATCGAACGCGGCTGGTACTTGCGCCATCACCCCAGTCGTGTACCGCTTCGACTACAACAGCACGCAGGACAACTCGGCTTGGACGGAGAAGCTGCTGTACGAGCCGAACGGCTCCACGGGCTCGTGGAATCTTTCGGGCTACGGCACGCAGCCGTCCACGGCGCAGTCGTGGCGCGTCATCGACACTTTCCAGGCGCGCACCTATAACAAGGCGCACGCGGCGCAGACCGTGAAGATACGCATCATCACGGCGGACGGCTTCGGCACTTACATCAGCGGCGAGGGCTTCCACTACATCGGCGCGAACACCTACGACCTCGCGCTGACCATCCCCGCCAAGACGAGCTACACGGTTTCATATAACGCCAACGGCGGCAGCGGTGCGCCGTCCTCGCAGACGAAGTGGCACGGCGAGACGCTGACCCTTTCAAACTCCACGCCAACGCGCACGGGCTACACGTTCGCGGGGTGGAACACGAAATCCGATGGCACTGGCACGAACTACGCAAAGGGCGCGAGCTTCACGGCAAACGCGAACACGACGCTCTACGCCAAGTGGACGCTCAACTCGTGGACGGTCTCATACAACGCGAACGGCGGCAGCGGCTCGGTGTCCTCACAGACCAAGTACTACGGGCAGGCTCTGACGCTCGCGTCGAGCGGCTTCACCAAGACGTACTACACACTGGACGGCTGGGCAACGTCCGCAACTGGCGGCATCGCATACGCCCTGGGCGCAAGCTACACGGGCAACGGCGCGCTGGCGCTGTACGCCCACTGGGCAGTGAACGCCCCCGACGCGCCGACCTCGGTGAGCGCATCGCGGGCAAGCGATTCGCAAGCGTCGGTCTCGTGGACACGCGCCACGGGTGCCGACACGACATACGAGCGCATCTACGTCGAGCGGTCGACCGATGGCAACGCGTGGACGGAGCTGGGCTACGTGGCGGGCACTGCCACGAGCTACACCGATTCGACCATCGCGCCAAACCACAGCTACAAGTACCGCGTCCGCGCATGGAACAGCACGGCGTACTCGTCATACGGCGAGAGCGGCACAATCTACACCACACCCGCGGCTCCCGCGTCGGTCACTGGCGAGAGGACGGGCAGCGGCACGTCCATACTGCTGACCGTTGGCAACGACAACACGCGCACCGCGACGGGCTTCGACGTGGAGTCCCGCGCCGTGGACAGCGACACGTGGGCATCGGTCACGCCGTCATCGTCCACTGGCACGCCCGTCGAGACCATCACGCTCGACAACATGGGCGGCTCGTTCTACTTCAGGGTGCGCAACAAGCGTTCGACGCTCGTGAGCGCGTGGACGGAATCCGACCTCGTGGTCACCATCACGCCGCCTAACGCGCCTACCCTGACCTACCCGTCATCGGGCGCGGTGGTCAGCGCGGCATCGACCACGCAGTCGGTGACATTCCAGTGGCATCACAACCCGCTCGACGGCTCGACGCAGACCGCCGTGGAATTGCGCTACCGCAAGTCCACCACGTCATCGTGGACTACGACTACCACGACCACGGCGCAGCAGAAGGCCGTCACGCTGGACGAGGGCTACACCTACGTGTGGCAAGTCCGAACGAAGGGCGCGGACGCTAATTACGGCCCGTGGTCGAATACTCAGAGCTTCAACTTGTACAACCCGCCGACGGTGAGCATCACGCAGCCGAGCGGCACGGTAATCGGCATGCCGCTTGCCTACACGGTCAGCTACCTCGACAAGTACGGCAACTTCGCAAGCGGAACAATCGCCATCAAGCTGGACGGCGCGACGCTCTACAGCGAGTCGCTGCCCATGACCGCCACGACCATCGGCACGGCATCGCCGATAAGCGGCCAGGTCACGACGAACGAGTTCCTGCCATCGTCGGGCAAGACGTACACGCTGGAGGTTTCGGTCAGGTCATCGGACACGCTGACGGCATCCACGTCGATATCGATGCCTGTGAACATGGGCGAGCCATACCACGGCACGCTGGACATATCGGACGACCCCGCGACGGGCTACGCTAGCCTGACGGTCGGATGGGATACCTCCACGGGCAGCGTGGCAGCGACCTACGCGACCGTGTACCGCGTGACCGACGAGGGCCGTCTGCTCATGGGAGACAACCTCCAGCCAGGCGCGGGCATCCTCGACAAGTACGCTCCGCTGAACGTCCAGTACCACTACGAAATCATCACGCATGCAGAATCGACGGCAATCTCGGTCGACACGTTCCAGAACACCATCGTGACACCGAGGTGGTTCGCCTACTGGGACGGACATGTTGCGTGGGGGCATTATGGGCCGCAGGGTTCGTGGACGATTAAAAGACCGCAGAAGGTCAGGGTCCATTACGTCGGCAGGAAGTACCCCAACAGCTACGACGGCACGGCTGTTGACGAGGACTACAACATGTCCTACTCGGCAATCGCCGTGGATGGCTCCAGATGGTTCGACTCGTGGGAACAGCTCATGCTCGACGGTGGGCGCGGCATCTTCAAGACGAGGGACGGCAAGGTATTCCATGCCGACTTCGACCTCACGGTAACGCCAGATTACAGGGCAAAGCAAATCGGCGTGGGGCAGTTCGAGATATCGGTCCACAGAATCGACGGTGATGCTCTGTGACGAACTGGCTCGGCAACAGGGCGAACGAGCAGTACAGCTACCGCCGCGTGAAGTGGTCGCCTGGCGAAGCTGGTCACTTCGGCGAGCTGGAGAGCTATGGTCACATCACTGGCGGCTCGGTGGAACTTGCCGCTTTCACCGACGTGAAGGCAAGCTGCTCTTTCTCGTTCGAGGGCGGCACGCCGCCCGATACGACAGACCTCGTTCGCATCTACTACTCGTTCGATGACGACGACGGCGAGCATGCCGAGGTCGCGGTGGGAACATTCTTCGTCAGCTACGGCGACGTTGAATACTACCGCGACGACGACAGGCTCGTGCAGAGGGGCAGCGTTAACGGCAGCTCCGTGCTCTCGTCGCTGATTGACAGGCGGCTCGGCGCGCCGTACACAATCGACGCTGGGACCGACTGCATCAATGCGGCAGAGACCATAATGGATGGCTTCGGCTTGCCCACGAACTATCCCGAAAGCCCGAACGTCCTTACGCAATCGGCGCACACGTTCAAGCCAGACGATTCGTGGCTCACGGTGGTCAACTGGCTGCTGACTTCGGCCAACTACCAGGCGGCATATCCAAATGCCAAAGGCGAGATTCAGATGGTGCCTTACGTCGACCCCGAGCGCAGGGAAATCACCGCGACTTTCAGGGATGACAGTCAGAGCATCATGTACCCCGAAGTTGGCATGGCGAACGACTGGTATGATACTCCGAACGTGGCGAGGCTTTTCCACCAGACAGACGAAGAGTGCATAGCAGCGTCGGCATCCATGGTCAGCGGCGCACGTGCGTCCCTCGCAGGGCGCGGAGGCCGCGAGGTAACACTGGTCGAGGAAGTTGGCGAGCTGGATGGCGCAACGCAGGCAGACAGGCTTGCGAACTTGAAGGCCATGGCGCGGCAGCGGCTCATCGACCAGAGCGCGGAAATCGAGAAGGTGACGCTGACGCATGCCTACGTCGACGGCATCGTCCCGAACAGCGCAATCGCAATCGAGTATTCTGGAATGTCATGGCGCGGGAATGTCACGAACATGGGAATCACGCTCAGCCCGTCAACCCCGTGCAAGACGCAGCTCCGCAGGTTCGTCCCCAACAGCCTGACCATCACGACGGATGGAGGTGTCCTATGGTAACGATGGACGCTTTCGCGAGCGCGTTCGGCTTCGACGCGAAATCCGACGACGTGTGGACTACGCTCGGCAAGGTCACGGCGGTCGGCAGCGGCACGCTCTCGGTGCTGCTCGGCGGCTCGGCAACTCCGACCGAGTGCGAGGCGTACTGCCTTGCAAGCGTGGGTGATATCGTGTTCGTTGCGATAACCAAGGGACGCGCACGTGCAATCGCGTGCAAGGGAGTGGACGCTGCGAC